AGGTATTTTAGGTTTATTACAATACTTAGTTAATGGTGCGGTTTTTTAAGTATTTGATAGTTTGGATAAGTCAAAACTTGGCTATACCATTCTGGATGGTAGGTCATGTGCATCTATCTGTAAATGTTTATGAAGACATATATGAGATAATTGCATCTTTTGGGATGAACATTATTGTAGCTATAGGATTTTGGATTAGTTACAAAGAAGACAAACAAAGAGATAAATAATAAGATTATGATTGTAGTAAAAGATAAAAAGCTAAAGAATCTGGTTGAAGAAATTTGTAATGAACATCACAACTCTTCTGTACAGCAAGATAGTAACATAGGGTACTTGTGGTATATGTATGTAAATGGATCTAAGCAGGGTACATTTAAACCATTTATGTTTTTAGCAGAGCTTAATCTTCTTGTAGCTACAGGTTATGTAACTGAAGATGAAAAGCAAAACATGCTTGGTATGATGCTTAGTCAAGATGAGGATAACTTTAATCTTATGGCATATAGTATCTTACATTTTAGAAATCAAAGAATAAAGGATAAAGGTTTGTATAAATCAGATAATGAAAAATATAGTGATATAGATTATCTGACTCATATATTTAATCCTGAACTGTTCTTAAAATAAACACTTATATGACAGAAGAAGATTTAATTAATCTTGGTTTTCAAAAGATAGATGTACCGGATTCTGAAAGCCAGAATGGTTATGACTATTACTATTATAGGTTACAGCTAATGGATGATTTGGTATTAGTGTCTAGTGACAGTGATACTGTAAAGAAAAATACTTGGGAAGTCAAGAACTTTGAGTGGCTTGGTGCTAGAATAAGAGACCGGCAGAGTATTGAAATGTTAAAACAATTAACAGGAAAATGGTTACGGTAAAGTTAGTTAAGAAAAATGGTAAGCTGGGTTATATAGATAACAAAGCTAAACTTAAGTATGAGATCTTTATTGATAAGATTAAAGATGGTCAGATCATAGATATGTACTTAGATATTGCTGATGCTGATCATAGTCTTGCACAACTTGCAAAAGTTCATGCTTGTATTAGACTATTAGCTAAAGAGTCTGGATACACATTTGAAGAGATGAAAACTCTTGTAAAGAAACATTCCGGACTCTGTTATATAGTAGACGGTATGGAGGAATGCAAGTCTTTTAAAGACTGTAGTAAAGATGAGTTAGTACTGGCTATTGAAGCTTGTATAGAAATTGGTAGGGAGCTGAATGTTAACCTTGAGTAGGTTCTACATAGCCCTCATCACCAGGTTGTAGAATTTCTTTTTCTTCATAGAAATTTTGATCCTTAGCTTGTTTTTCTACTTCAGCTAAAAATAAAGTAACAGTATGAAATGATCTTTGTAGCTCATCTAAGTCTTTATACTCTTTAGTCATGATATCTTTTAGATAGGCTTCTTTATCTTCTGCAGTTATAGATTTAAATAAATGTAGCAAGATAGCTTTCATCATCAAATAAAAAGCCTTATTTACAGATACTGATACAACAGCATCATCTTTCATTTCTTTTACTTTAATTGCCATAACAAACTATTTAAAACAAATATATGAAACAAAATTTTGACGTTGAGGAAATTAAACAAAAAATGTTTGAAAAACTAGAGCCAAGTGGTTGGGGTAAAGTTCTTAAACCTTTTATATTTAGTTTTGATTTTGAAAATATAATGAATACACTATGGCTGGAATCTTCTACAGATAACAGATTTACACCACCTTTAAAGTTTATATTTAATGCTTTTGAAAAGTGTCCAATAGATAATCTTAAAGTAGTAATGCTAGGTCAAGATCCTTATCCAAAGCTTGGTGTTGCTGATGGAATAGCATTTAGTTGTAGTAATACATTAGAGTTGCAACCAAGTTTAAGTTATATTTTTGATGAAATAAACAAAACTGTTTATAATGGGTATCCTGAATGTACAGATCCTAACTTATCTAGGTGGTCAAACCAAGGAATACTAATGTTAAATACAGCACTTACTACTAGAGTTGGTAAAATAGGACAGCATTATGACATTTGGAAGCCATTTATTGCTTACATACTTGATTACTTAAACTGCAATCATAACGGATTGATTTATGTTTACATGGGTAACCAGGCTAAAAGCTGGTCAGATTATACTAATGAAAACAATTACAAGTTTTTTGTAAGACATCCTGCAAGTGCAGCTTATAACAATTCAACTTGGGATAGTCAAAATGTATTTAATGAGGTATCTAAGCTTGTAAAAGATAATACTAACACAATAATACAGTGGTGATGACAGATTTATTTAATAGAATGCTTCAAGAGAATATTTCTCCAAATACGTGTTATGTTTTACATTGCATTAGAGAAAAGATAGTTCCTAAAACATTTGTAAATAAAGATCTTGAAGTTGCTAGATTAAAGGCTAATGGATGGTTAAACAAAGACTTGACATTAACTAGTAAAAGCATTATCTTTATGGAAGAAATAAATGGATTCTTTAAAAGAGCCAAGAAGAAAACCTCAAGAGATTTAATGGGTGCAGATTTTCTGCAAAAGATACAGGAGTATGTAGAGATATTTCCTAATAGGAAGCTATCCTCCGGAAAACATGCTAGAGTTAATCCTAAGAATTTAGAAGCAGGTTTTAGATGGTTTTTTGAAAACTATGACTATGATTGGGAAACTATATTAAAAGCTACAGAAAAGTATGTTGATGAGTATAGCGTAAGAAACTATGAATTTATGAGAAACTCACAGTACTTTCTGAGAAAGCAAAATATAGATAAATCTTTTGAATCAGATCTTGCTACTTATTGTCAAATAATAATTTCAAATCCAGAGGAAGAAGGGGACACTTATTTTAAAGAGAGAGTTGTATGATTAAACTAAAATTATTTATTGTAGCATTGTTTGGTAGTCTAGTTGTGTTTATGATAACTGCATACTTTATTCAGGAGATGAACTTTTGGCAATTCTTTCTAATAGAAGTGCTAGTTACATTTTCACATCAGATGTATACATACTACAAGCAAACCTTAATAGAACAAAATCCTACATAATGTCAGAATTATTTAATGGTGCCAAGCCACTTTTACCAGTTAGCGAAAGAGATGCTATCAAGAAAGCTATTGTTAAGATAAAAGCTAGAAGAAAAGGAGATCTTAAGTCTCTTAAAAGTGCATGGCCCAAATTTAATGATGCTTTTTGTGATGGATTAGAATGGAGAACTATCACCATAGTAGGTGCTAGACCTGGAACAGGTAAAACTTTATTTATGGAACAGTTAATTAGTGATATTATAGAAAATAACACTGATCAGCAGTTTAGAGTTTTAAAGTTTCAAATGGAAATGGTTGATGAAACCAGTGGAGTAAGAAAATTAAGTCTGAATACAGGTTCTGATTACAATACATTAATGAGCAAGGGTGGAGTTCTTGTTGATGAAAAAGTGTACTATAAGTGTGTAGAATACTACCAGAAATCAGTAGATAGAGATTTCATAAATGTTGTTTATGACTCATGTACAGTAGATGAAATGTGTGCAACAATTCACTATGAGATGCAAAGACATAAAAAACCTGATGGAACTTATACTAATTTACTGGTTGGTATTGATCACTCAGCTCTATTTAGAGTAGGTAAAGGACAAAAGGATAAGTTTGAGATGCTTAATGCTTTAGGTGAGGCGCTCACCATGATGAAAAAGAAATATCCTATTGCTTTTCTTGTACTTAGTCAGTTGAATAGAAATATAGATGCACCAGACAGATCAAGAGATGGAGAGTATGGCAATTATGTATTAGATTCTGATATATATGGTTCTGATGCTTTATTGCAACATGCTGATGTGGTTATGGGTATTAATAAACCCTCAATTAGAAAGATTAGACAGTATGGTCCTGAAAGATTTATAATTAATGATGAAGACATGTTAGTCTTCCATTTCTTAAAATCTAGAAATGGTACTACTAGGATAAGTTTCTTTAAACTTGATAGAACTACAATGAGGATTATTGAAATAGACACACCAGCACAAGCAAGTAAGAAGATTTCACTTTAAAAATTAATTTATGAACTTAAGAAAAGAAAAAGAAAAAGAGTTTTTTGTGCACCACTTACCTCTTTTTAAAAAACTTGGTGTAGATGATCCTTTCTTTCTTATTAAAACAGCTTTCTTCCAAAAGGGTAAATTTGGTAGACAATCACAATTTTTTGAATGGGAGCTGCAAAAAGAAGATGATATCTATGTAGAATTCTGTGATAACATAACTGATCAGAATGGTACTTTAACAGATATCCTTCCTATGAATAAAGAAAGGCAGCTGTTTAAGCTTAAAAACAACCCTTATTATGCTGAAGAGTATGATGTAAAAGAGGGAACAAACAGTAAAGGAGAAACATACAAAATGTATGTTATTCCTGCTAATGAACTTATTGCTGTAATGCCAGATGGTAGTGAAATTAGTTACTCTTTGTATGAAAAAAGAAAAGAAGAAGGTAAACTTGAAATGCCAACACAGCAAAAGTCATTGAGTGTATTTCCAGACTTTGAAGAACAATTTCCTTCTAAATCAAAACTTGAAACAAGTTTAGAACTAGATAGTGATAAGGATTCTCCTTTGTCAGAAATTACTATCAGAGACTTAGCAGCAATCATGCTAATGAAGCCAGTAAGCAATAGAACATGGTTGAATGAACTTGTCAAACAAGCAAAAAGTGAAATATGAGTATAGTACTTCCAACAAGTAAAGTCAAAGCTGAAAGACAGAATCCTAAGAGAATTGTAATTTATTCTAAGCCAAAGACAGGTAAAACAACTGCCTATGCTGGTTTAGATAACAATTTAATTCTTGATCTTGAAAATGGTAGTGACTATGTAGACGCACTAAAAGTTAAAATTAGTAATCTACAAGAGTTACTAGACACTGGTAAAGCTATCAAAGAAGCTGGTAAACCTTATAAGTTTATTACTGTAGATACTGTAACTGTATTAGAGGAAATGATACAACCTCTTGCAATTAAATTGTACAGACAGACTCCAATGGGTAAGAACTATGATGGAGACAATGTAACTACATTACCTAATGGTGCTGGATATTTATATATCAGGCAAGCATTTTTTCAAGTTTTAGATTTTATTGATACATTAGCGCCCACTATTATTTTATCTGGTCATATTAAAGACAAACAGGTAGATGATAAAGGAGAGCTTGTAATGTCTGCAAACATTGATTTGACAGGTAAAATTAAATCTCTAATCTGTGCAAATGCTGATGCTATTGGTTACATGTACCGAAAAGGTAACAAGACCATTTTGTCTTTTAAGACTAATGAAGAAGTTACTTGTGGTGCAAGACCAGAGCACTTACGTAATGAAGAAATAGTAGTTACAGAAATGAATGAAAAAGGTGAACTAGAGTTTCACTGGGATAAAGTTTTTATATAACAATTAAATAAAAAGTAAAATGGGTTTAAGTACAACTGATTTGGGCACAGGTGGCTCAGGACTAGCAAAAACAATTGCTCCAGGCAATCACATTCTGAAAATTAATGAATTAACATTAGAAGATTTCCAATTTATTCCTGAAGCAAAGCATTTAATACTGCATGTAGAAACAGAGCCAATAGAAGGATTTGAAGGTTTCTTACTTAATAAAGATAATCCAGAAGCTGGACATTATGCAGGTCAAATTGGTAGAGTAAAAGCATCTCAGTATGCATTTGCAGATGGTGAAACCAAATCTGGGATTAAAATCCAAAGAGATAGATCTATTATGATCTTTTTACAAAATCTTTGTAAGTCTCTTGGTATTAATGAATGGTTTATTGCACAAAATAATTTGCATGAAACTATTGATGATCTTATTAATGCTTTTAATAAGACAGCACCATATAAAGATGTTTATTTAGAATTCTGTGTAGCTGGTAAAGAATATGTTGGTAAAACAGGTTATACTAATTATGACATGTATTTACCAAAAGCAGATAAAGGTAAATATGCTTTTTCAGAAGTTGAAGATGGTAAAGTTCTTATTTATAATGAAGCTATTCACTTAAAGAAAGCTGAAACCAAAGAAGTTAAAAACTTTGGGGAAGATGATGACTTTTCAGTATCTCCTAAAACAAGTTCTGATTTCTCACTAGACTAATTTAGTTAAGGGGGAATCAGTAGTTCCCCCTTAATTTTTTAATTTAGTCAATATGATTTCTACTAAAATATTTGTAAGTAACATCTTTGATGTTCCTACAGGTTGGATATTTGAATACTATCTTAATCTAAATGAGAAACTTACAGGCCAAAATGTAAAGATTTTATCTGTCTTTAATAGGAAAGATAAAGTACCATCTATGATAATTTACTGTGAGTCTGATAGCAGATATAAGTTTAAAGATTTTTCTTCTGGTATACAGGGTGATTCTATTGAACTAGTTAAACATTTATTTAATCTAGGAGATAGAAATACTGCTGCAAGTAAAATTATTACTGATTATGAAGAGCACATGGCTAATAATACAAGCTTTAAGGCTCCGGAAATAATACAGCATGATAAGTTTAAAGTTGTTGATTATGAAATAAGGCACTGGAATAATTTAGATCAGAGATACTGGATGAAGTATCATATTGGATCTAAATTACTGGAGCATTATAATGTAGCTCCTCTTAGCTTTTTTACTATGGAAAAGAGAGAGATAGATGATAAACTTATTTCATTTAAATTTCAAAGACCCTATGTTTATGGTTACTTTAGGGGAGATGGTTCTTTGTATAAGATCTATATGCCTATGGTGTCTGATAAGAAGTTTATCAAAATCCAGAACTATACACAGGGTTTAGATCAATTAGGTTATGATAAGAAATATTTGCTGATTGTATCTTCATTAAAAGATCTGATGGCTTTTATTAAACTTGGTATTTCTAATATAGAATGTATTGCTCCTGACAGTGAGAATACTATGCTGGGGGAATCTATAATGGGTAAACTTAAAAGTAAGTATTCTAAGATTATTGTTCTATTTGACAATGATGAGCCAGGCATAAAGGCAGCAGAAAGATATAAGACTAAGTATGGAATAAATAATATTATTCTTGATATGTCTAAAGATCTTTCAGATTCTGTAAGAGATCATGGTATTGAAGCTGTGAGAGATAGATTATTTCCATTACTAAAACAAGCATTATGAGTTGGATATATCAAGGTAAAGTATTTAATGAACCAGACATTCCGGAAGGAGCTGTAGGTTTTGTGTATCACATGTCTGTAATTCTTAATGGTAATACTTATGCTTATATTGGTAAGAAGAATTTCTTTTCAAATGTGAAGAAGAAGCTTGGTAAAAAAGCTTTAGCACAAGTTACTGATAAAAGACTGAAAAAATATACCCGGGAGTCTAAACCTAGTTTTATGAATTACTATAGTAGTAATCAACAACTAAAAGAAGCTCACAAAGCAGGTTTAATTATCAAAAGGGAGATTTTAATGATATGTTACTCAGCAACTGAATTAACTTATCAAGAAGTAAAGCACCAGTTTAAATATG